ACTAGACGTTGCGGAATTACCACTTAATATTACTATAGGATTTGAATTTACACTTATGCCTCCTAAAGTTGATGTAGCACCTACTCCAGTTAGACCCATTACATCTGCAGGTGATAAAGCTCCAACAGATGATGTTGCTGATTGTCCGGTTGGACCCATAACTTGATCTGCAGGATCTATTGTTCCTGTGGATGATGTTGCAGATTGTCCAGATAAAGTTAAAGATACGTTTCCAATAATTGTTGGATCACCTGTAGATGATGTTGCAGATTGTCCAGTTACACCCATTACATCTGCAGGTGATAATGAACCAACAGAAGAAGTTGAACTTAATCCACTTAAAATTATTGCAAAATCATTTGCTCTACCATAAGCCTCTTCACCCCAACCTTCACGACCCCAACCAACTTCATTATATGCTTCTATTGAACCAACAGAAGAAGTTAGCGCTAAACCATCCAGTTCAGCTGTATTATCGTTAACTTGTCCCCATTCTCCAACACTCCAACCAGTTCCACCCCAACCTGTTAAGTTAAAAGCAGTTGGTGTACCAACAGATGAAGTTAAACTTAGACCAGTTAAACTTACTACAGGATTAAAACTTTCTCCAAAAGGACCAACGTTCCAAGCGTTTCTACCCCAACCATTTGATTGAAAAGATAATAATCCATCTGCATTTAAAGATGTTGTTAATCCAAGACCTGTTAATTCAGCTGTATTATCGTTAACCTGCCCCCATTCTCCTTGACCATAAGCTTTACCACCCCAACCTTGTTGAGGCACACCCATGTTTGTACCACTTCCAATTGAAGAAGAACTAGAAAGACCAGTTAAAGAAACACTAACTCCATCTTGTTGTCCCCAATTGTTATTGCCCCAAGAAAGCATACTCCAAGTATTGGCTTCAGGAGTATTAGCTGTCCAACCCATATTACTATGGTTTGTGCAATAGTAATATAAAGTTGGTGCACCAGATGCGACTACAATTTGTGTATAAGCTCCAGCTTGTCCTGGAGTTCCAACTACTGTTACTCCAGTTGTATATTGAGCAGATGGACTATTGTTTGCATTTGTAGAAAATCTTAAAGGGTGACCACCATTAGAGCTGTCTGATTGATCAAATTTATACGTTCCAGATTCAGCAATGTATAAAGTTACATCTGCTGTGGCTGTCGAACCATCGATAGCATATTTGTTAGTGGAACCAACATTGTGATATGGATGATTGGACGGATTACCACCAACCACCGTTACTGTAAAGGTTCTAGTAACGGACATACCGCGTTACTCCTTTACGCTATACGAAT